ACAGAAGAACAAAAGTGCAGTAATTAGGAATAAAGTGTATTCCCACTTTTGCCTACCTCAAACAAGAGAGTAGGAATTTTCGGGGAAAATTTTCATAAAAAGGTAATTAGTAGAGAGTTATAGACTTTTTCCGCGCAAAGCTAAGGTTTTTCTAAAAGACAAACCAAAATAATGTATCTGTTCAGTTAAATTGTGTACGTACGTATAAAATACACACGCACACAAATACAAAACAGATACATCAAGAGTATAATATAAGTTTTTATTATTTCAAAAGAATAAGATGATTTTTTACAGAAGGTATTTTTACAGAAGGTATTTATGCGCGTTTGCATTATTTAACATACAATTAACAGATATTTAACTAAATTATTTGGTAGTGTCGGAGAAAATTCGTACCTTTGCAATAGATAAAGGGAAAGACCCTTTACAAGTAACAATTAAATAGTATAAGCTATGTATAAATTAAATTATTACAACAAGTTAACAACGGGTCTCACAAGCAAAGAGCAAGACTTCGAATACACAGGCACAGGCGAAACCTTCAGACTGAGAAGAAATGCTTTACACTATTTATTCGATATAGTACAAAGTGAATATATATCAATGGGATATGCAACTGAAAATAGAGTAGGCAGTCTGTATTGCTATAAAAGCGAAAAGACGGATGAAGGAAACCGAAGAATAACAGAAATACTAATTAAAGTAGAAAAATAATAAAACGGGCGCAAGGGGATAACCTTTGCGCCCAAATTATTATTTATGACCAAGAGGGCTATAATTAGGGTCATCACGATAAGCATCGAGCCACGATTTACCACTCGGTGGAGGTGTCGATTCGCTACCCGCAGAAGAACCTTTGTTAAATCTAGGCCTAGGTGTAAAGTTACTGATACCATCAGAGATATTTTTAACCATACGGGAAACAGATTCGCCACGCTCAAAGATTTTATCGGTATCATAACTATCAACACGCTTATTAGTAAGCGAAGTTTCTGATTTGTACATACCACTAAGAGAACGAATCAAATCCGGCTCTTGCATCAACTTATTAAGTGACCATTCATTCTGTTGTATATTCAAATCCAACAAATGCCTATAAGGTGTTTGGCGCAGAATAGATTCAGCTTTACTAATGGGCATTTTACCTAACATGAAATCAGTATAATACCGAGACATTTCATTTGTCATATTCTGACCAGAGGTTAAAGAGCCATAATATCCACCAAGTTTTTGAAGATAAGAAGCATTAGCATTAGCAGTTGTCAATGCAGCACGACCTTGCATTAATGCGGCACTACTCTGAACAGTAGCAGCATGTGCAAATGTCTGCTGAATAGAGAGCCAACGACCATAATTTGCAGTCTGTTTAAGCGTATACTTACCGTCAGCAATATCACGAAAAGCAGAAGCATAGAACGACATAGTCTGAGCGACATTCTTCTCGACTTCTTGCGGCATGACATTGTAGAGACTAAAAGCTTTTAAACGAGCATCATACATAGCATCAAAACCTTGCCAATTGGATAACTCGGCCTTAAACTGTTCCTGTAACAATCTATTCTGATAAGTATCCATAGCAAATTTATAGGTCATTTTCTGCATAGAAGTCTGAGATTCCATAAGTCCTTTCTGAGCCTGATTGACACCCTCAATAGACTTATTCACATTCTCCTGAGATTTTTGCAAAGAAACAGACGCATCTACAGAACGTGTTGTATTGTAAGCATCAAAACCACGCTGAGCAGCGTCACCAACAAAAGAATAATCGGTAGGCATCATCTGAGCAGATTCGGCAGCAGTAGCAGCAGCACCACTACCAACGTTACCACTTGCAGAAACGTCACCGAGAAGAGCATTAAGACCAGCAGCACGCATATCATTAGCTTTAGCAGAGGATGTGCCGAACATACGATACATCATTTCCTGCCAATCTCTGAGTTTTTCTGCTTCTGCAGCATTAAACTTATTCTGCTCTTGCATAATCTTATAATTCATAGCATTAGTTTTGTCGGTATTATGTTTACCAAACAAACCACCAATGAGTGAACCAGCAAGACCTAAAGCACCACCTACAAGAGCGCCAGGGACACCACCAACTGCGGAACCAGCAGCAGCACCACTACCAGCAGAACCAAGAGCAGTACACTTATTTAAACGAAAAGGAGTACCGCCAAAAGCGGCAGCACTCCGAATAATAAAATTAGACAACATAAATAAAACTATTTAAAGATTTCCATAAGGCGAGACTGAAACTCTTGATTTTCTTTCTCAAGTTTATCTCTCTCTTCTTTCTCCTTTGCCGCAGCTGACGCCTTTTCTCGGGCTGCCTTATCTTTTGCAGCAAGTTCTTTCAAATAACTCATCTTTTCACTAGCCGTCTGCGTATAACGACTAGGGCATGAATTAATCAACTCATCATCAGTCAGAGAACCGAAAGTTTCCTCAAACTGAGAGCGGAAATTAGAGTTATCAATCATAGGCTGAAGAGATTCTTTTATCTCTCGCAAAGTTTGAGCATCAACACGCATATTATCGATACGCTGAAGCAAAGACACGTCAGTATGAAAAGAAGTACGTAAAGGATTATTATTATCATCAACAGACGTAACTTCGTGCTGAATTTCCTCGTATACAGGAGGAACATAAACTACTTTAATTTTAGCTTTCATAATCAAACAACATTAAATTATTTTGAATAAGGCAAACCGTACATACTGAATGGGCGAACAGCCACACAAGTATTGACACTACCAATAAGCAACTTATCATCGTTTACTGTGCCAGACCATTGATTTACAAAGATAGGATAGAGCAAAGATGACCGACACTTAAACAAACTATCGATGCTATCATAATTGGAAAGACTTTCAGAGCCACGATTTCGACGCCATGAAGACAAGAAAGACTGGTCATAACCGGTAACCCAAGTAGAGTAAGTACCGCAGAAACCACCTTCATAGTAATCACGAGCACTTTTCAATTCCGCATATCTAGGAGAGTAACCATAAGTAACAGACATATCCAAAGCATTCGTTTGTTTCTCATACGGAACCAACAAAGAGCATAAGCCCAACAATGGAGCGCTCAACTCGCAGCGGTATTGTGTCTGCATACCAATAGAATCCAATTCCGGAATAGGGAAATCTGACGCATCAGTCTTAAAAAGATTTCTATCAATACCAACATGAGAATAATCAAGCTGAGGGATAGCGCGATAAATTCCGATAATCATACCGTAGGTAGTAGATGTAAATTTACAACCTGCTGACAAATCACCGATACCGATAGCCTTTATCTCCGGTTCACCGCCATTCTGAAAGTTAGTGTTAACCTGTGGGTTAATGCTAAGAGTCTTATCATCGCCACCAATGAAAACAGAGGTACGAGAATCAACCTTTGGCTTAATGCCAAAATGAGCAAGAACCTGTGCAGCAAAGTCGGGATCGTTACTGTTCTGTATCTCCTTATATTTCTGCAAAGCAGTAGCAGAACGCAAAGCCGAAAGTTTCATAGAAGCATCAGCAGTAAGTTTACCACTAAAGCCAACAAGTCCAAGACCTGTGGAAGCAGCTCTAACAGGTGCAACATAACCATCATGAGCAGGAGTAGGAGCAGAATTAGCTTTCTGTAAACTATCGTCTGGAGTGTAAGAACTACCGCCAAAAATTGCACCCTTAGTATTATCAGCAGAATCATGAATACGTAAAACTGCATCAGTTCTGTCAAGTCCGACAGATACTGCAGATTCGTCTCCATACTGCGCGCGTGGTAATACTGACGTGAAATAATCGATAGGAAGATTAGAATTTTCCAAATCAAGAATAGACGTCATTAAAGTAGTAAACGTACTAGCCTGTATAAAATTCTTAGCGTTCATATTATCAGTAGGACCTAAATAATCGATATTACAAGTCCACGGCTCAAAAGGTTGCCACTTCTCATTGCGATAATGGTCATTGCAAATCTTATGATAGGCCAACAACGGGAAAAGCGATAAATTCGGACTATTCGAAATCGAGTTTGCTTCAAAAGAAGTAAGTTTTAAAGCATAATCAGATTTTTTAAAATTGCCTAAATTCCAAACAGCAGCAGAGGAGCTTGATAAAAACTCATACGCCATGGCATAAATATCATACTGAATAACAGTAGAAAAATTACCATAACCGAGAGACATCAAAAGCTTAGCAGCACGACAAAGACGATATCCGTCACAAATAAAAACATCAGAATAATGACTAGATTTAGCACAAAAATCTTTAAAACCCTGTGCAGACAATTTATCAATAGTTCTATTACCAGCATAAGAGGAAAAGGCGTCTACTGCATGATTGTACATAGTTTCAAGCCATGAAGCCAAATCTACATAAGAGATATAAGGCATAGAGGTCGAAATAGAAGACGCTTCTGTCGAACTACTAGCAAACTTAGAAATATTCTGTCCGGCGTCACCTTTAGTCATATTATTAACCTGTTGCTCAAAGTATTTCCAAAGAGACTGAAACGGCACAAAAAAATACTGAATATTTTCACGGATACGGGTAAACGCATCAGTATTAAGAGCAGCAGTACGAGTTTTACCATTGTAACCAATTTTAAAAGTCTCGTTAGGATTTACCCATTGAGAAAACACGGGCAACAATTCGCCAATCTGTGCAGTAAACATGTGGCGATGAGACAAATCAAATGCATTCCTGTTCACCTTATTTTTAAGGCGATGCATACCTAAAACTTTATTAGCCATAAAATTAATTTTTATAAGAATCCACAACCGCTCTATGTTTAATATTTTCGGTAAAATCCATATTAGCTTGTTGAACCTGATACTGAAAAATAGAGCGTGTTTTTAAAATATTAAAATCATACGTTCCCGTAAAAGGAGACATACTAGCGTAATTTTCATACGCAAAGAGTTTATCATCTTCTAAAGCCTGAAAATACTGTATCATATTCTGGTAATCTTTCCAAGCAATGAAATCAAAACGTAATTTTAAACATGTATACGAATCCAAACCTAAATAGGATGATAACGAATAGTGATGATGTGCAGCATAAAGCAACGATTTTAAAGGGTTGACAGAACCGGAACTGTTGTATATCGGTTTAGCAAAAGTTTCAACATACCAACGAACAGCACGGTACTGATAAATATGTTTATATAACACAGAAGTATCGGGGTCAAGTACCCACAACATAAACTCCCTTACGGATGCATCATTATAGATTTCACCTGACGAGGCGAAGAACCGGCGGGCGCAGAATACCACCGAACGAAATAGGGAAGAAGTTGCGTTAACATCAAAAAAGGAAGAACCTGTAAATCTGACGGACAATTGAGAGTAATACGCATCTGACATGGAAATAGGGCGTCTGATACCTTTTTTGTTAACAACATAATCTGTTGTAAGTGTTTCGAAGTCTCTAGAGGTAAAAAGTTCTTTAACCTCCAATTTGCTCTTTGAACCCAATAAGATTGAGTGAAAACTCCTTTGTGGAAACTTGTCAAGCACTCGAGGGAAATCAGAATGTTGTGTAAGATACTTAGAAACGTATTCTTGCATATTACCATCGGTAACCTTTGAAGTCGTATCACCATAGAGCCATAATTGAGCCAAATCGAGTTTAACACAAATTTCTCGGGGATTTTGTGTGGTGGACATTGGCAAAGTCCGAACATTCCTAAAATCTGCTCTCGCTCTAGGCGAATCGTGGAATAATAGGATGTGATAATGCGGACGGAATGACTGTGTACCGTACTCGCAAATAATGTAGTAGCGAATTTTTTCACCATATTCTTTTAAAAACCATTTTCTTAAACGACCTATATATTTTCGTATATCATCATACCATAGTATAGGGATAACAGAGTTATTACGTATACCACGGGAACGAGAAGGAAATCTACTAAAGTATTTGTCAATACGTGCATAGTATTCACGAAGCATAGCAGCAGTATCTATAGTTCCAAAATCTATAAGTTGAAAAGACTTAGAAACTTTATCCTCAACGAAATAGAAACTTTCAGTTCTACGATTATATTTTTTAATAACCCGATTAGGAACACGGATAGCATAGCCAAACGGGTACATATAAGAAGTGTCTATATACGGAAGATGTTTATCATCATACGTATTAGTGATAAATTCAACATATTTATGTTTAGATGCTTCGACCTCAAGTATTTTACAAAGATGTTCCTGTGCAGCAACACGGCATTGAATGCACGAGTGGCAACCAACAAGAGTAACACCATGTCGACCAACTACAGTAACAGGATTATTACATCGAGGGAAAAGAGCCATAATTATTTATTAAATAAATTACCACTATAAGAATTTAAAATAACACCTTGAGTTACACGACCGCCACTTTTGGAAAAATCCAAGGGACAATACATCTCAATCTCTTTCAACGTATCAGCAAGATAGGGTTTAGACTGGCCAGTACAATATGCTTGCTTACGCTGAATCTCTCTAATAACCTTGAGAGCAGTCAAATAATCTTGAGCCGTCATAATAAAAAACTAAATACGTTTGTACCATTGATATTCATATTCCCAAGAAACAGGTGAAGAAGTCACTGACCGAAGGATAACTACACTAGGCAAAAACAAACAAATAAATTCATCAATTTTGCCATACTTAACTACATACTGAACATCGTCAACTTCTACGATGAAACAACGAGAATTAATTTTCGACATAAGGCGTAAAATTTTTAGAACGGATAATACCGTTATGTTTAACAATTGTGGTATCAACTGTAACAATAGTAGTGCGACCACTAGCATCTACATTGTGAGACGTACTGCATGATGTCATGGTTGAGACACCAAAGTAAGCAGCTATCAAACCAAGTGCATACAATGCTACTTTGATGATAATTTTGATAATTTCCTTTTTCATGGTGCAAAGATAAAGAATAAAAATCGAAAGCGCCAAATTTGTTAACACTATTTAGGAAAATAATTGCAGAAGAACAAAAGTGCAGTAATTAGGAATAAAGTGTATTCCCACTTTTGCCTACCTCAAACAAGAGAGTAGGAATTTTCGGGGAAAATTTTCATAAA